GAGGGGGGTGTGTGGACTCCATGTGGACTCCCTCCCTAATGGATCACTCAACAGCACGGAGTCCACTTCCCTGCTCCCCCGTGAGCGCAGCACGCACGCTCTCCCGCGCACCCTCACTCTCGTGCGTGTAGATCCACGTCACCTTGCCGCCACGCTTCTGCCCGAGGAACGCCTGCGTGTCCCGCTCCGACACACCCTGGAGATGGAGGCGACTGGTCACATCGTGCCGGTACTCGTACGGCCGCGGCCACCACTCCGGACGCCCCGTCTCCGGGTTCTCCACCATCCGCGCCACGCCCGCCTGAATGCAGGCCCGCCGCCACGGCCGGCGGATGTTGTTGATGTTCAGCGCGGCGCCGCGCGGCCCACGGAAAATGAGCTCCCCCTTGTGCAGGTCGTAGCCATCCCCGACCTTCGAACGGGTCGCCTTCGGCTTCCACCTGGCGATCATCCACTGCACGGCCTCCCACGCCGTCGGCGTGAGCGGCACCGCCCGGAACCCAGCCTCGGTCTTCGGCATCGCCTGCCGCCGAAGCCGCCCGTTGTCACTGACGAGGATCTCCTTGACGTACAGGAGCCGCTCTTCCTCGTTGAGACAGCTCAGGCGCGCGCCCGCAACCTCACCCGGGCGCATGGCCGTCTCATAGGCGAAGTCCCGGAAGATCCGCTGGTAGTACTCGGGGAGTGCCGCATGGATCAGCCTGTACTGTGCAGCCGTCGGCGGCTTCAGGTCATCCGGGTGCTTCACCGGCTTCGTCGCCGTCATCGTGAGGTGCGTGGCCGGGTTGGACGTGATGCGCTCCCCATCCTTGATGGCCGCGTCGAGGAGTGCGACGAGCAGCTCCTTCACCTTCTTCTGCGTCTCCCACCCCTTCACCTCGCGGGTGAGCCACTTCTGAAGGGCCATGTACTCCAAATCGATCAGCCGATACTCGCCCCACATGGGTTCGATGTGCGTGCGCCACAGACCGAGCTTCCGGTTCCTGGTGGTGGTGGTGACCTTCTCCTGCTCAACCTCCCAGAAATCGGCCCACCACTTGCCGAGCCGGATCTTGCCCCGCTCAGGGTCGCGGTACGTACGCTCACGCACTGCCGTACGGGTCTTGTCGAGGAACGCCTCCGCGGCCGCCTTCCCCCCGTCCTTGATGGGGAAGTTCTTCGCCTTCTGCTGCCCGGTCGGGTCCCGGTAGCGGGCCTGCCACGAGCCGACGCAGTCCCGCCGAGGCCGGCGCTCGCCGTACTCATCGGGCGGGTACTCCTCCAGGCATCGTGCGCAGCCGCAGCTTTTACTGGGGATCTGCCGCGGGTTGTTGGCTGCTCTACGCGCCAAGGTTGATCACCTCTCCGCTCCGTCGCTGCTGAGGTACATGCGCGAGGAGCCGGATGGGATCCCCGCACCAGCAGCGTGCACCGAACTCACCCTGCGGGATGGACAGTTCGGCAAGAACGGCACGAACGGCACGAAGAGCGAACCCACCCAACAGATCGTTAGGAATGGTGATCACCTGCCGGGATGCGTCCCACGGCGCAAGTGAGTAGAGAGGTGCGTACTGAACACGGATACACATAGCGGTCCCCCCGAGTACACGAGTGACGAGGTGTGACCAGAGGGGGAGGACTCGGCCGTGCGCTCGAAGGTACCCCCTGTTGGTGGAATATGCGACCACTCTGTGCAGGATTTGTGCGCATAGAATTACAGGGAGTGATTAGGTCCGTTTAGCGGAGACCCACCGAACCAAGCAAAGGTTGCACGCGATTTTTTGACGAGCCGTCAGGCCGACTGATTACTGTCCCGCAGCGCCCGCATCTCGATCTCCTTCATCCGCTGCTGCTCCTCGGTGAGCTCGCGGAAGAGTGCAAGCAGGCGCTCGGCAGTATCGGGACTGACCGGGCCTGGAGCCTTGCGGCCGGCGGCCGCGAAGAGGCGCTCTTCAGGGAACTTCGGGAACGCGGCGGCGAGGGTTCGGATGGCGTCGGCGCGGGGGGTGCGCTTGCGGTGGACCCAGGTATTGACGGTGGCCGGAGAGACGCCAATGCGGCGCGCGACCTCGCTGTCGTTGACCTGATATTCCTTCTTCAGGGCAGCAAGCGCCTGCGCGAAGTCCTCGGCGTGGGGGTGCTCGGGGTTCTCCACGCGCCAAGAGTGCCCGCCTGCTACTACTTTTCGCAAGAGAAAGTAGAAGCATGGCGCAAAACATGGCGGCGCGCGACCTCCCCGTCACGCGCCGTTGCGCACGGCATATGCTGCCAGCGTAGAACAGGCGTTCGATAAGCGTAGGACCCACGACACAACTCGGCAAGTCTCGGCGAAACCGTTGACACGGCTCCAACAGCAACTGTAGAAATGTCGTAACGCCTCAACCGGAGGCGCCTCACACCTCACAACCGGCTCGGGGTCCACATGCCGAAACTCAGCCGCAAGGCCGAAGGCAAGCCACTCAGAGAAGCCATGGCGCGAGCCGGACTCTCCGGTCCAGAACTCGCCGAGGCGACAAAGGAAGTGGACCCGGCAGGCAAGGGCATCAGCCCGGCCACCGTCGGACGCCTCGCCGGCCGCGGCAAAACGGCTCGCGACAAGTGCGAGTTGGACACCGCCTGGTTCGTCGCCGAGGCACTGCATCGGAGGACGAACGCCCCCCTCCAGGACCTCTTTGCCATGCCGTCACGTTCAACTACGACAGTAGAAAGGTCAAGACCCAATGCCGAAGAAGACTGACCGCGTCTCCCCCCTCCCGGCCGGTCTCGTCCCTCTGCTCACTCAGAAGCAGGTCGAGACGTACTACGGGGTCTCCGACTGGCAGGTCCTCCAGTGGATCAAGAAGGGGATGCCCGTCGAGCCGTACGCCGGCCGTGGGCGCCGCTTCAACCTCGCGAAGTGCGAGGAGTGGCACGCGGAGAACGCGGAGCCGGACTCACTGCTCGTCGCGACCGCCTGATCCCCCAAAGAAAAGCGGGGCCGCCCGGACGGCCAGGTCCAGGGGCCCCAACGGATCACCTCATGAACACCAGAAACGAGGATCACCGTGAACCACAACCCTATCCCGCAGCTCGCGCCCGCTATGGCGCTCGTCGAGCTGCTCCGCGAACACCCCGAACTCCCGCCCGTCGGCTGGACGATCGCTGACACCGGCACCCTGTGCGGGACGCTCGTCCTGGATGCCGACGGCAGGCCGGTTGTGGCCGCGTACGCCGAGGCCATTGGTGGCGAGGTTCGTACTACGGACTTCAACCGCAACGGCGACCACCGCATGAGCGACAGCGTCCGCGCCGTGTGGCGTGACGTGACGGTCGATGTGTGGGTGTCGTACCCGGCGCTGGTTGCGCAGGTGGCGGCGTGAACACACGTCTCGTGAACTCTGCGGCGGGTGTGATCCTCGCGGCGTTGACGCAGAACCGGACGTCTGCGGGTATCGCGCTGGCGTTGGAGTCGGCGCAGCTGCTGATGACGCCGGAGACGGCCGCGGAGTTGGAGCGGTTGCGGGCTCGGGTCGCCGAGCTGGAGGCCGCGGCCTACGGGGAGCAGCACGAAGGGATTCGGCTCCTCAGCCCGGTGGAGCAGATCCGGCACCTGCACGGCTGTGTGGCCGCGCAGATGGGCCGGGCGGACACGCTGGACCGGCTGTGCCGCGAGAAGCGGGCCCGCGTCGCCGAGCTGGAGTCGGAGCGGCATTCGACGAACGCCGCGCTCGCGGATGTGACTGTCGCGCAGCGGGCCGCAGAGACGGCCGCGGGTGTGCGGGGTGACGAGCCCGCTGAGGAGCCGATCCGGTACGCGCTGACGGAGAAGGCTGCGGAGTCGGCGGACAAGCTGACCGCGCTGTTCACTCCGACGCAGGCCCTCCGCGAGGACCCGCACGACGGGCCGTTGCACCACACGTACCGCGTGCCCCGGGACCTGCCCGAGACGGGCGGCGTGTGATGGCCGACCAGACCTCGACGGCTGACGTCGTCGCCGCGGTGCTCCTCGCGATCGCGTTGTTCGGTTCCTCGTTGGTCCCGTTCTTCCTGTTCGTCAACGTCGAGCACCTGACGCCGCGTGTTCTGCGTGACCCGGAAGCCCGGGAGCGCGCTGCGCTGACCGTGCTGAACGCCCGTGATTGGGCCCGTCTCGCCGCTGTCGATGCCCTGCTGGGGCTCGTGCTTCTCCTCAACTCCCCGAAGGGAGCAACCCGATGAGGTACCGCGCCGTACTGATTCAAACCGCCTCGTGCGTCGCCGAGTTCGAGGCACCCGAGGACGCGACCCCGGAACAACTCCAAGCCGCCGCGCTGTCGGCCGAGACCCCGACGCTCTGCCACCAGTGCGCGTCGTCGGACCGGAACCAGTCGCTGAACATCGACGGCGAGTGGGAGCTCATGGTCGACGACAGCACCGGCAAGCCCGAGATCCACGTCGACGAGGACGGTGCCCGATGAACCGCATCCGCCTGTACCTGCACCGCCTGTTCCGCCGCCCCTCGATCACCGGCCCGTACCGCCTGTACGTCCGCCGCACCCCGGCCGGGGCAATGCTCGACGTCGAGCACTACCTCACCGCCACGCTCACCACGATCGCCGACAACCCGGATCTCCTCGACCTCCTCATGGAGATCGCCGAGGACCGGGGCGAGGCCCGGCAGCACGACGGGTGGGAGCCCGAGGCGCTGCTCGTCGAGAAGCTGACGACCGCACTGGGCTATGAACTGCCTCTGCACGGTCGGGCTGTGACGGCGCTTGCTGACCGGCTGCGGGCTGCCGCCCCGGCGCCGTCGGTAGCGATCCCGGCGCAGCGTGTTGGCGGTGCCGCATGAGCATCCCCGCGAAGCCCCGCCCGATTCCCGAGCTCGGCGTGCCGCTGACCCAGTTGCAGGCGGACATGAAGGAGCTCGTCGCCCGGCAGCAGGCGGACGCACTGAGGGGCCCTGGCCTGGACGTGTGGATGCAGATGGCGTGCGACTGCCCGGAGGCCTGCTCGTGCGACTCGGACTACCCGGGTTGGACGCCAGGAGGCACCGCATGAGCGCCCGTATGGAACTGCACGTTGCCCTGTCCCTGCGGCTGGACGCGATTGAGGCACACCGGCTGGCGAACGCCTACCGCGCCGAGGTCCTGCGCAACGAGGCCAGCAACCTCCGCCGGGTGGAACGCGAAGAGGTTCCCGAAGGGGCGCTCGGCACGAAGACCGGTCTACTCAAGGCCGCCCTCATCCTCGACGAGCGGGCCGACTTGATCGGGGAGAAGGCCACCGCTTCGGCGGCGACGGCCACCCCCGCCGAACCGACCGGCCGCGTCGCCCAACTCCTCGAAGCCATCCGCACCCACCGCGGCGAGTGGACGACCAAGCGGGTCCAAGACCTCTACCGCCTCTCCCCGCTCGCCCCACCGAACGCGCCCGACGGCCGACTCCGTCACGTCGCCCGCGGCGACCTCCGCGACCTCTGTGCCTGGGGCCACCTGGTCCTGCACGAGGAGTCCGGGCGCCGCTTCTACACCCTCAAGTTCCGGAAGGACGCCACCTCGTGAGCACCACCGCGCAGGCCGGGGCCACCACCGCCCCGGCCGCCGGCCGGAAGGTCACACCGACCGGTCGGCTCATCCTCCCCGCCGACGCCGACCGCGCCGACTGGCTCGCGGCCCGCCGCTCCGGCATCGGCTCCTCCGACGTCCCCGCGATCCTCGGCCTCGTCGACTACACCCCGCCGCTGAAGGTCTACTACGACAAGCTCGGCCGCGACGTCGACGACGCAGGCGAGGCCGCCTACTGGGGCACCGTCAACGAGGCCAACGTCGCCGACCGCTGGGCCATGCAGAACCGCAGCGTGATCCGCCGCGTCGGGCTCGTCGCCCACCAGGACCACCCCCACCGGATGACCACCCTCGACCGGCGCGTCACCGAATGCCCGCTCGACTCCGACGAGCAGGCCCCGTGCGCACTGGAGATCAAAACCCGGTCCGCGTTCAAGTCCGCGCAATGGCACACCGGAGCGCCCGACGACGTCACCGCCCAGGTGCTGTGGCAGATCATCGTCAACGGCTACGAGCACATGCACTACGCCGTCCTCATCGGCGGCAACGACTACCACCAAGGCACCATCCGCGCCGACCAGTACACGGACGTGATGGCCGACATCACCACCGCGGTCGACTACTTCTGGACCGAGCACGTACAGGCCGAGGTGCCGCCCGCGCCGACCGGTGACGGCGACGCTCTGACCCGGCTGTTCCGCCGCCTCCACCCGACGCGCTCCGGTGCGGTGGATATCGACCGGCATGACGACGCCCTCGACGCGCTCCTCGACTACGGCACCCACCAGCGCGCCGAGTCCGCCGCGAAGAAGGCGAAGGCCGCAGCGAAGGCCCGCATGATCGCCGCCCTCGACGACGCACAGTCCGCACTGATCGGCGGGGAGCGCGCCTACTCGCTGGAGCCCAGCAACGCCGCGCCGCGCGTCGACTTCGAGCAGCTCGCCGAGCGCTGGCCCGACGCCTACGAGGCCTGTGTGAAGGCCAACCCGACCGAACGCATCGACATCGCCAAGCCGTACAAGGGGGGCATCTGACATGGGACTGCGAGAGAACGCAGCCGCGGCCGCGGGCCGCACTCTGACCGCCGATGAGCACGACCGCCCGAACGAGGAGCTGCCGCCCGGCGAGGAGTTCAGCCCGGCGCCGGACCCGATGGCCGGTTACGAGCCGGGCGACGGCGACCCGGAGATGGTCCCGGTCCACATCGCGTGGCTCCGCGTCCGCAAGGAAGTCCGCGCCATCTCCAAGTCGGAGCAGTACAACGGCGGCGGCACCCGCTTCAACTTCCGCGGCATCGACACCGTGGTTAACACCTTCGGCCCCGTCACGCTGAAGCACGGCATCAACATCTTCCCCGTCGACATCGAGGCAGAGCACCGGGACACCACCACGTCCAAGGGCAACAAGATGCGCGAGTGCACCGTGACCGTCTCGTGGATGGTCATGGGCCCGAAGGGCGACACCCTGCCCGTCCTGCTGAAGACGCGGGGCGAGGCCCTCGACTCGGCGGACAAGGGCACCGCGAAAGCGCAGTCCGTAGCACTACGGGTGCTGCTCCTGACAGGCGGCCTGACGCCCACGCACGACAAGGACCCGGACACCGTGCACGTCGAGCGGGGCGAGAACCCGATCCGTCCGGCGGCCACCTACCTCGATGAGATCTGCAACCCGAACACCAGCGCCGGCCGTCTGCGGCAGATCCACCACGAGCTCGGCAGCACCCGCCAGTTGGGGGCGCTGGTCACGAACGAGGTGGGCGACGAAGAGCAGATCGGCGCCATGGTCGTCCGCATCGGCAAGGAGCGCGCCGCGGGGGGTAACCAGTGACCCCCTGGCACCTCCAGCGTATGGCGGCGTTTGACTTCGAGTCGTCCGACAAGGACCCGGAGACCGCCCGCATCGTGTCCTGCGCCCTCATCCTCGTCGGCGGCGGACTCGACACCGACACCCGCACCTGGCTGATCAACCCCGGCATCGCACAGGAGCCCGGCGCGATCGCCGTCCACGGCCTGACCGACGAGCACCTCGCCGAACACGGCACCCCGGCCGAGCAGGGCGTCGCGGAGATCGCGAAGGCGGTCGCCGAGGTAGTCGCCGGCGGGGTCCCGTTGGTCGGCCACAACATCGGCGGCTACGACCTCAACCTCCTCGACAGGGAAAGCCATCGTCACCTCGGGGACAGCCTCGAAGGGGTCTGCCGCGAGCCGCTGGCCCGGGTCATCGACACGATGATCCTCGACAAGCAGGTCGCACCGTTCCGCCGCCGCGTCTCCGAGACGCAGGGCCCGTACCAGATGCGGACCACCGCGGAGACGTACGGGCTGGGCTGGGATGAGGCCGCGGCACACGGCGCGGAGTACGACGCGCTGATGTCGGCGCGGGCCGCGTACTGCATGGGCGCCATCGCACACCGGCCGCGGGCTGAACGCCCCGTGTGGGTGCACCAGATTCGCACGCAGCGCTTCGACTCCCTCGCCGGATTGTCCGTCGAGGACCTGCACCAGCGGCAGAAGCAGTGGGCGTGGGAGAACGCGGTCAGCTTCCAGCAGTGGTTGCGGACGAAGGCCCCTGAGGGGAAGCGGGACCCGAACGCGGTGATCGACGGCTCATGGCCGCTGCGCCCGGTCGGGGGTGAGGCGTGATGTTCGTTGCCCGCCCGAGATATGCCGCCCTCCGCGCTCGCTATCAGGAGGTCGTCGAAGAACGCGACGACGCCGTGAAGCTCGCCGCGGAACGCCTGTCCACCGTCACCCGGCAGGCCGAGACGATCACCCGCCTCCGCGACAAGACCCCGGACGCCCCGGTGCAGCAGCCCCGCCCGCTGCCCGGCGACGTGGAGGTGCGCCGTCAGCTGCGCCTCTCACAGAAGGCGCGGGCCGCGCTCGAAGAGCAGCTCCTCACCGTGCAGCGGTCGAACGAAGTGCAGGCCCGGCAACTGCGTGAGCACGCCGAGGCAGCGCGGGAGGTGACCGAGTCGTGAAGCTCACCTCGCGCTACTTCGGCCGGACCACCGGCCGCCACCGCCTGACGTCCGTGCCGCTCGACGACCTGATCGGCAAGCCGTCCCCGTACACGACGCCGCCCGTGCAGGGCGTCCTCACGCAGGCGTGGAAGCCGTGCTCCGGGCCGTGCGGGCAGGAGATGCCGTCCGTCGTACACGTCGATGGCTCGCACACCTGCGGCCACTGCTTGACCACCACGACCGCTGAGGGGGACCAGTGACCACCGCACCCACCCTCTTCGACAACACCACCCCGGCCGCCCCCGCGGCGGCCGGACCCCGGCTGACGGCCGACGCATGGCCCACCGTCTATGGCCTCGACCTCTCCCTCACCTCCACCGGAATCAGCAACGGCACCACCGCCGAAGCCCTCATCCCCAAGAACCTCGACGGCCACGCCCGCCTCGAATTCCACCGCCGCAGCGTCCACGAACGCATCCCCGACGAAACCAGCCTCGTCGTCATGGAAGGCCCGGC